TCTCTTTATATCTCGATCTATTAACTGTTATAACATAAATTGAATTTGGTGTTGCAGTTCCAAAAGTAAAATTTGTATCTTCATCTCCATTTATCAAAGTTCTATACTGTCCATATGTTATAGAAGAAGGTGATTTTCCTGCTTGACCTCCTATGTTACCTGATCCGCTTCCTTTGGTGTTTCCGTAAGCAATTGCAAACTGTACTGCTGCAGATACTCCTGAAGGATCTGCTTGATATACATTATAATAGTACCTACCGGTAGAGGCAATTTGATTTGAATCTGTAAAGAAGGCTGTTAAGCTATTTGCCTGTCCTGTCCATGCAGGGGCTACTACTGCTTCAGCACTTATTGTTATATCTTGTGGGTCTAGTCTCTTAAATGCCATGTCTTATTGATTTACTTTTATAATTGTTACCGGAATCGTTACTCTAGCTCCTGAATCTCTACCAATTACTGTAAGGGTTGTTTGTAGGGTTTCATTTGTACCAAACAGTGTATTAATTGTAGTTCCTGTTATATTAATTGAAGTACCAATTACTGTTTTAGAAACATTAGTACCTAATGTAGTTGTGGAGTTTAATGTAGTAGCTTCTGTTGTGTTAATTCCTACTCCATTAAAAGTATTTGTAACTCTAGCGTCTGCAATTGTAGCTGTATATCCTGATGATTCAAAAGCTTGTTGAGATCCTAGGTAATTTAATGTCTGTGGAGTAATAGCGAGCGATGCTCCTTGTTTCAACCTAATAGCTGCAAATCCTAAATCTAGAAGAGGTAGTTTAGCAGTACCTCTTGGTAGAGTTGTAAGCTTATACTTCATGATTTGAGTTTCATCAGGAAATGCTTCTAAAAGCGGCATTGCTTCAATAGCTTGTCCATAATATGCAGATCCGGATGGATGATCTGGATTATAAAGAGTATAGTCGATTTCATCATCTGCTAAAGCAAATTGTGTTATCTTAAAAGAACCATCACCTCTTGCAAGTAATTCTCTACCTTTTTTTGTTAAAATTGCATCTACAGTTACTACTGCATTACTTAAATATCCCATTTTATTTTATGTTTATATTTTATAAATAGTTGTTTTTTAATTAATTGTAAGTTACGAAAAACTTCCTGTATAAACAAGCCCTGTTGGATCAATATATAGGATATCATTTGTACCTCTTACTACTACCTTTCCTTTTGTTACTCCCTGTATTTTATTCCCCCGTAGTTCGTAGACCTTAACAGGTTCTATCTTATATACGCCTTTATCTCCAGCATACGAATTTGTATTTATTTGAGTACCACTCCATCCTCTTTTCACATCCAAATATATAACACCAGCATTTTGTGTTGGGACTATGTTTAACACTTTCATAACTTCCGGTATAAATGATACTCCTGATCCAGTTGCAATTCTCACTAAATCACCTACTTGTATTCGGTTTGCAGTAATGTCGAAATATGTTAATCCTGCTACTATTCGGGAGCTTGAAGGAAGGAAGGCTTCGGTCAAGATGTATGAAGGAGTTTGTAATAAACTATACGTAGGTAGCTCTTGTTTTCCTGTATGAAAGTAATCTATATATAGAGGGGTTGATATAGATTGCGATACTACCTGTCCATCAGTTAATTGTGATGAATAGGCAATTCCTTCAAAAACATTACCTGCTACTGCTGGATCCTGTCCTGTGTATGTTTCTGCACTTGTTTTTGTTCCTTCGTATCTTGCATTTTTCCATCCTGTATCTGATAATAAACTATCTTGAATATATGCTTTAATACTACTTCCTGCTTGGTAAATATAACTAGACTGCTGTGGTGTTTCTGCATTTCCGTATAATACATTATAAGGACTAGTAATAAAGTTAATATCATTAAGTCCTGGTGTAAATATTACAGAACCTGTTTCTACTCTTTTATTCCCTAATGTTGTTATTGTTAGATTTACTACCGGGTAGAAATAAAAGGTATACCCATTAGAATAGTGTATACTTCTATTTACAATATCTAAAGTAACTACCTCACTTTCATCTGTAGGTAATGTTACATATTCTAATTGTTGAAGTATATCCTCTACATTAACAGTATTTGCATCTAATACCGGAATTGATAGTCCTTGTACTATGTACGGAGGTCCTCCTTCTGCTACCCATACATTTACTTGATATGGGGCTGTTTTTGCTGTTAATATAAATTCTTCTTGAGTCATTTTCTGTTATATTTTTTATGGGGTAGCGGTACCTGGGGTAGGATAGCATGGATATGTAGAACCTTGACTGCAAGGAACTTGGTCTCCGCTAGTTAGATCACAACATGCGTATGTCTTTGGAGGACCTGTATTTGTGTTATTAGTTTCTTGTTCCTCTGGTGTTGGATCGTAAGTACTATTATATATATTTACAACTGCAGTACATGTTGGGGAATTAAATGCTTCTACTCTAATCCAGGGACTATTATGATTCGCAGGTATAGAGTAAATCCAATACTCAACACCGGGATTAATTGGATCATATGATAGAGTTACAACAGTAGATTCTAAATCTTGTGGATTAAGTGTTATTGCAAAACTAGTATATACTGTTGAAGCCCCTATAAAATACCTATTTAATCCTAAACTATTAATGTTTGGTGGCCATCCAATAAAGGGTCCATTAGGTGGTGGGCCTATAGATGTGTTTGGGTAAGGCTCTGGAAGTAGTTGTGGAGATGTTGAAGGAGTATATGTTAGTAAACCTCTATATCCTCGTAAAGTACAACTATCTACATCTACTGTTTTTGTTAAAGAACAAAAACCACCTAACTTTGGGTCATTTACCGTAACGTTTGCTGTTGTTATTGCATTTGGGAAGGTATATAGTACGTCGTCTGAACCACTATAGGGTCCGCCACTTACTATATTAGTTATATTTGGTGGAGATTCTACAATGTAGTTAACTAATTGGTCAGGGTGTATATTAAACCAAGTATTTAAATGTACTTGACCATTAGGAGGTACTGACTGTACTACTTGTCCTGTTGGTGTTAAGCTTAAACTACAAGTACCGTATACTACATTTACTATATCAATACACTCACTAGCATCTACTATTCCGTTACTTGCTGTAATATAAAACTCGTCATATTGATCGTATCCTGAGAAGGATATGGGCATGGTAGGGTATATTACGCCTCCTGCAGGGTTAGATGCAGTATAAACAGTTGTGGTTAGTGTACCTACTGGGAAGAAGTAATTTGCTAGATAGAGTGCGGTACTAGATGTAACATACTTTGTTTCTACGGGTAAGGGGGTAAATATGCAAGCACTTGCTATGTCCCAAAGCTGTATATTATATACAAAGTTTTCTGCTGAAGGATATTTGTATGGGTTAGCTTCATTTAATTCTCCGTTAGTAATTCTTATTACACTATTTTGTAATTCTCCGTTATACTTAGGTTGTTCTTGTTGATTATTTGTAACACTACCTATCCCCCAAGGAGTTTGTACTGTTGCTGTATATCCAGTTATATAGTCGTCATTTGCTCCGAAAGCTCTAGCATTAGATCCAGTTATAAATGCAGTATCTATTGAAGCAGATATATCTAATTCTATTATTTCTACTGCTACAGATTTAGCTTTAGATCTATTTAGTAAATTAGGTTTTATTATAATACCTGTATCTGCTAATGCTCTGGCTGGTATGTAATCTTTAATTGACTTATATATAGTATTATCAAAAAACTTAATAAGTCTTACATAATCTTGTAAGTTATATTGATTTAAGTTCTCCAATATACTTTCAGCAACTGCACTTAGACCTTCATAAGAACCTAATGTTAGGTTTCCTGGATCTCCTATATAGTTGTCTATGTTAAAAGTTGATAAAGAACCTGTAGCTAGTGAATAAGATACTATATAGTTATCTATATTATCAGTAGGGGAAAAACCTACTTCAATTACATGTAAATCGTCTGTATACTTTGAATCTCTTTTAACAATTGAAGTATATGCAGATAGTGTACTTCCTGATACTAAACTTCCTGTATTATCTAATCTTATTTTATCTAAAGAACTTGTAGAGTATTCATAGTCCCCATAGTAGGGTCTTTCATTTACGTTTCTCCCTCCGTATACTTTAATTTGTAATATGTCTGAAGGAATACCAAAACAATTGATTAACGCTCTTAAGCCTCTTTCAGTTCCTTTTGTTTTTAATAAATGAGATAGATTGTGGTATATTCTTTTCTGTACCTCTTTATTGTAGTTATCATAAGATGATGGCTGTATCGGAGTATTTGATCCTGTTAACGAACCTGTTATGTAGTATTTAATTTTTTCACTTCCTGATTGATATGCTTGACCTATAAATGATCCAAATAAATCTTCTATAGAATTATTTGATGTATATAATTTAACTCCAAAGTTCTTTAATGCCTCTCCTACTAGATCTTTTGAAATACCAAAATTAAGTCTATTATCTGCATCATATTTATCAGTTACAGCTTTCCCGTATATCCATAGATTGTCAAAATGCTGACCTATCATATGTACGAATGTTAAATAATTTTCATTATTTGGATCATCTCTTAGGAAAGATGGTATTGAGTTTATTAATAGATTTCCATTAGATAAATCATACCCGTTTGCAGTAGCTAATTGGTTTGCATACCAGCTTATGGCTTGAGAGGAGGTTATACTACGGTTATTATATGGTTGTGTTGTATTTGATTTTGGCCAAGCAGTACTACTTGATTCATAGTATAAGTATCTTTCGTAATGATCAAAGTTATTTACAATTCCTGTTATTAGATTTTCGTAATATCTAATACTTCCTGTAGTTCCGACTGATTGTGATGTTGCAGATTGAATTAAAGGTAGAGTGGTATTATAGCTTTCAATTAACTGTATTTTATATTTAAAATTAACTAATCTCTCATAAGCTGATGAGAAGTGCACAAAATCACTATAATCTGTGTGGTCTATACTTAGTTCTACACCTTTTTCATTTATAAGTGAATATAATTCATTGTTTTTATTTGATACCGGATAACTAAATAAGTCATTGTAATCTAAATATCCTGTAGGTATCACACTACTATCTGATATATCTAAATTAAAGTTAGCAGAACGTAGGGTATTTACAGGTTCTTCTGGAAGATTATAAGCAGCTTCAACTTCGAAGGCTACTGAATCTGATATTATCTCTACTATATTTAGTGTTGATTTTTCTCCATATAGTCCTGGTAGTGGTTCGTATAATTTTACTACTACTGTTTGGTTTTCTCCTATTATTAAGTTATCTATATTAATTCCTATTAATAGATCGTTATCTCCAAAATTTAACCTAACTTCATTAAAGTAAGATTGACTATTTAACTTATCCTTAATTGCTGATGTATATCTAACTAGTTGTTCATTAGTTAAGTTTAGGTTTTGTAATTGTAATTCTGTTCTATCAGGAGATATATTTACAATAAAAAACTCTGTTGTGTTTTTATCTTGTGTGTATAGATCATTTAGGAAATTATACAGTAATTTAACTCCTCCGTTACTATATCCATAGGATTTACTGTCCTCTATAGGATCTATAGTAAGGGTTGATGCTCCGTTTTTTCCTGCTGACTGTGCATTACCTAATAATTTATAACTTGTATAACTATTATCAGCTTCTATAATTTCTCCGTTAAGATCTGTTATATACAGTTCTACAAAATGTTTGGTTGTATCGAATAAATTATTTACTTGAAAAGTGCCAATAAGGTTCCTATCAGCTTGTGAAAACTGTTCAAAACCGTTTATGCTGTTTGGATCATCTTGATTGACCGTATATGTGATATCTGCCATTATGTACCTACTGCTTCTAAGTCTATTAGTTGTTGATTTAGTGCTAAATTCTGTTGTCTTAGTTCTGCAATCTCATCTAAAAGAGGTTGTATATCTTCTGTTACTGTGTCGAAATTTATTAATTCAGAGCTTTTTTTTATTAAATATTCATGTGAATCAGTTTCTCCTGTAATATCTATACTAAAGTACAGTTTTTCATAAAGTCTGAATAGTTCCTCAGGAGTATCTGGATCTTCTTCAGGTACTGGTTGGTTGAATGTCTTAAAGGATGTATCAACGACCTTATTAAATTTTTCAGTACCAAGTACTGTTTTAACTATTTGTATACTACTATCCATTTCTAATTACTTTAAAGATATTGTTGTTACTATCGTTTACCACAGTAGTACTTCCATCTAAAGTTGTTTTAATTAATATACGATAATATCTCTCTGGTTGCAACCCATCCATATATACATCAAAATAAGGTCCTGTTGTATCGCAACTTATTTTTGTAAAATTAGTATCGAAATCAACAATCATTTCCTCTGTATTCTCATCTCTTATTCCCCAATATGATGAGGTAGGTAGTGCGTAGTTTGTTAAATAAACAGAGGAGGTAGTAAAAGTTCTAACTGGGTATTTTGGTTGTGCTGCTATTCTAAATCTTTGCTTTCCTGTATCTACGTATTCTCCTTTATTGTTGTTAATTTTTATTGTAGAAAGACTGTTATTTAGTATTGAAAGACTTCCTGTATTAAAGGTTGTATCGTCCCATTTAAACTCTAAGTACGGTGGGTAGATTGTATTTGTATCTGATCCAAAGTATTTTAATCTAATAGAGGAAGTTGTATTGAACTCTAAACTACTGCTTAGTTTTAATATAAACCCGTTATTATTTATGCTTCCTGTATTCCATAACTTTACTGCATTAGTAACATTTATATCAATATCGTAAGTTGATTTAATAGTATTAGATTGAGTAAATTCTAAATTAATACCTTGTGAACCTGTATACCATGCTCCTCCTCCTGGTTTTGATCCTGTTGTTGAACCTGTAACACCGGTAGGTAAAAATGTAGTTGGCCAAGCGTTTAATTCTCCTCCTTTTTGATATTGCCAAGAAACTCCTGATGTGTTAACAGGTATATCACCGTATTTACCTGTTCCGTTATCCCATCCTGTTGTGGAGTAAGCAGGGTAGACATATAATACCGTATTTACAGGGATTTGGTATGCATCAGCAAGATACATTCCTAGTGATGCACTATAGTTGTTACTCCTTATTTTGTTTGTAACAACATCTGCTATTTCTGTTGAATCAAATTGAACTAATATTCTACTTGTTTCTCCTTCTCCAGATATGTCCGCATATCCTCCTAATTCTAAGATCTCATCTAATCCAGAATTTCCGGTAGGTGTTTCGCTAAAAATAAATGCATCCTGTTGAGGGAATATTCTATATACTGCCATGTTATAATGTTGTTATTCTTCCTTTAATATCTGTATCTGGGTATTTTATTTCAAAGATCATAGTGTCATAAGAAGGGTACACTGTATTGTTTCTAGTTGCTCCTTTTATATCGTATGCATATTCTGAATAATTTATACCTGATATATTAACTATTTCTACTTTCTGTACTGTCTGAACACCTTTTACTTGATCGAGAAGTGTGTATATACTTGAAATATTTATAGGTTGGTTTATATTCCATTTTCTAATATCGAAATAATCAATTAGCAGTTTATTACATTCAAGTAGCACATCTCTACCTAGGTAGTTAGGTCTTAGTATTATATCAAAATTAACTCCTATGTTTATAACAAAAGCATCTTTTATATTAATAGCATCTGTTAGTAACATATACTGTGATAGGTATGTTTTTAAATTATTTTTTAAATTAACTGTTGCTAGTTGTAGATTTCTATTATTATCATACGCTAGAGTATATAACGATAATGATAATGGATTACTATCTATAATACTGTCTGTAGTTGAATTCGGATTTGTTAATTGATCTTGGGTAATATAAACTTTTCCTATTGATCCATATTTTGCAGGAAGTGATAGAGCTCTTACTGTATAATCTTGCAATGTTACAGCTCTTCCTTGTTCATTAAATGATCTCAATGAATTTTGTCTTATTTCTTCTACTGTATCTCCATCTTTCCCTCCTGTTGCTGCTTCAGGGTTTGTAAATGTTATTGAGTTTGTTGGATCTGGTATGGCAGTTAGTAGATTAGTAACAGTGTTTGCAGGTACATTTGAGGATATACCTCCTCCTACTAGGTATCTAATTTGTAATGTACCTAATGGTGCTTGTCCGTATGCTTCAGTGTGTAAGAAGTTAGATGGATCATATGCATAATCAATTCTAGAAATTCCTTGATTATTACCTAGTCCTACATTAGTTGGATCAGGAGTAATAATTTTATCATCTTGACCTGTTATACCGGCTCCAAATTGTATTAGTAGTTGACCTGTTGAATTAAATCTTGTTGTAAATCTCCTAGGTACCTTCTGTAATGAAAGGTTATACGGTACTAATCCATTATCGGTTGAATCTCCATTTTCATCATCCAGAAAAATTGTATCCTGTCCTAGGAATGGAACTTCGTACCATGTATTACCCGTACTATCTGTTACTCCCAGTATTGATATTATCTGTGTATCAGTTAAGGTGATTGTTTTAAATTTCTCTATACTCGATATAGTTTCTGTGTAAGTTCTTACTTCTCCTGAAACTGCTTTAACTGTTTTGATTAATCTATATTGATCTGGTTGTCCATTATTATCTAGTGTTTCTACAACAACTGTTGTTGGATTATATGAGCTAGAGAATGAAAAATCTATTGGGCGATCGATGTAGAATCTTGGCTGACCTGAAGTATTTGCCTGTAATTGTGTTCCTGGTGTAATTTGCAAAGCTTGTGTCCAGTCTGGTTGTCCGTTAGGTAATGCGTTAACTAGATGAGAGACTTCTAAATCAACCTCCGCTACCGTTGTTACTTTTGGTCTATACCCCATCATATAAGCTAAGTTATAGAGATTTGCAGGATTTTTAGCATACTGTAAATATGTTTCCTGTAATTGCATATCTTGGTAAAAAGATAGTACATCTCCAACATAAGCAGCCATTTCCATAAACATCATTCCGGGAGATGCTGGAGAGAAATCATTGTATGTGTTCGGGAAGTAGTTTTTTGTATACTCCACAAGTTGATTTCTAAAATCTGTGAAATCCCTATTTATGTACTTTATTTCTCTATCTTGAGCCATTATTGTTCAAAATTAATTGTAAATTCATCTATGATATTTGTATTCTTAATACTATACTTTAAATATAGTATATAAGTATTTGCATCTTGTTGCAGTTGACTAAATAGTTGCTTTACTTCTACATTTGGAAACCATAAAGCTAATCCAGATCTTACTATCCCCTGAACTTGTTCATCTACATCAGCTGTCATTTGATTAAAAAAAACAGTTCTTAATCCTGCTCCAAATGATGGATTAAAGTATCTTTCCATTTCACCAGTTAGAAAATAGTTAATTAGATTAGTTTTAGTAGCTTCTTGCGTTGTGTAAGTAATGTTAAATACCTGATTAGAGCTGAATGGTAATCCAACTCCAATACCTACACTTGGCTGTAGATCTAACGGGTTTATTTGCTGTACATTAAATGCCATTATCCTCCGAATCTTTGTTTATCTTTTTCTTGCGATGCTTTAAATACTGCTGCTGCATTTTTAACAAAATCAAACTGTGATATATCTAATCCAGGTTCTGGTCTTGCAAAATTATTTTCCACCATTACTGGGTTCATTCCTAATCCTGGTGCAGAAACCATATCAGACATTCCTGAATATGCTGTTGTATAATCCTCATTCACCATTTCTGCTTTAGTTTCATTTAATAGATCAGCAATTGGATCTCCTGTTGAAATTCTAGTTCTCTGTACTGGCGGGGTATACGGTTCGTATTTTGTTACTTTAGAAACTTGTTTTTTAGGTGCTTCTGTTAGTACATCTGCTAATTCTTCTCTAAGTACTTCTCTTACTGCTTCTTTTATTAATTTTTTAAATAACTCTGTCTTCATAATTATAAATAGTTATATTACTTTTTTACTTTTCCAGAAGTACCCTCCTGCAGTTCTAGTAGTATCTGTTACATTTGAGATATTTCCCCTGGATATTTGGGTGTTCTCTCCTGCTTCTTTTATTGATGTGTAGCTTAGTACAAATTCCCCCTGCTTTGTATATTGGTAGATTTCTTTTTTTCTACTCTCTGCAATTCTTTCCTTTGATACAATATTCCTTTTCTTACCTTTGCTATTTTTATTTCCTACTAATGCTATTGAAATGTTACCTCTGTGTGTATTTAGCAGGTTTTTATCTTTCCAAAAACCCTCTTTACCGTATCTGTGGTTACCTTGTCCTTGCATCAAATATGCATAATGCCTTTTTGCCTGCTCATACTCCCTACTTGTTGGGGTGTATCTTTGTTCCTGATTACTATTTCGCTTATTACACATTGCTATAAAAGCGAAAGCAACTTTAACATTCTTTGGATAGATTTTCGCCAATATCTTATGGCAGATGTAATGCTCTCTTGCTGTTAATTTTACAAGGTTTTCCTTTTCATTACTACCACCTAAGCATTTTGGTACGATATGATGTTTTTCCCCATACCCTTGCAGTTCTCTTACTTTTGCTCGATCAACTATTTCATTATATATTCTTTGATAATTCATTAAGTCTTCTTTACTATAAATAGCTTATATTTATGAAAACCTTTGATTATCTATTCTAAATTTAATTTCATCTAGGAGTACTTTTGTATCTGAACTAAACGAGGATGGTCCATATAGTACGATTATCCCGACTCTATCTTTTGCTACTGCGTACCTCCTAGGTGCAATAGATGGTGAATTTGGATCATTCATTATTGATAATTCGTAGCCTCTATAGTAATAGTCTGGATCTGGAGCACCTGTACTATCTGTTGGAGTGCCTTCTGACCCTGTATTTTGGGGAGGTTGAGCTACCGCTACTATTTGACTTAATTGTCCGGAATCTGTACTACATCCTTGAATCGCTATATCAATTGCTTCTAATCTCTTTTTTATTCCTTCTAATGTAACTGAAGCTATATTAATTACTCCTAATATCCCAGCTTTATCTGCTTCTAATGAATCTAGTAACTTGTTTAATTTAATTAACCTGTCACTTAACTTAGTTAATGTAGAATACGGTACTCCTTTTACAATTCCTCCTGATTGTCCTGGTATAAATGTAAGTACTGTAGGTATTGGGATAGATGTTATAAATGATATTGCAATTCTAGCAACTCTAATACTAGCATCTAGTTTACTTGCTACACTTCTTAATTTTTTTATTCTTCTTTCTAATGCATTTATATTCTTAAGTAGATTGTTTTTTATTCTTATAATTTTTTCAATCTCTTTTGCATTTGGACATTGACTTGAAAACTTAGAAAGTATATTAAGTACCTGGTTTACTAACTGGCTTATAAGCTTTCCTTGTATAGAACCAACTTGTCTTGCGATAATTCCTGATAGTTGCGGTATTTTTGCCATTATTCTATAAATACTTTTGTGGATTTAAATAACTTAAACTGTGTTTTCAACGACTTCACTGTTGCTTTTAGTACTGGTCCTGTTGCATTTAACTGCGTTACTGGTCCTGCTCCAACAGCAGATGCACTGCTCATTGATGTTGCAACAGTATCTAGAGCATCTAGCAAAACACCTAACCAATTCTCTAGCTGTTTACCTAGTACAGCTGGCTGTTGTACGCTAGGAGTTGCAGTTCTTGCTTTCTTACCTATATATATTTTTTTAGCATCTATACAAAAATAGTCTGTAGCGTCTATGTTTACTGTATTTGCATTTAACCCTATAGATTGTTTTGCAGATATAAATGCACTTTCTTCTTTTGCATTAAAATATAACCTTCCTCCATTAATAACTACTTGATTTCCTTTAAATTGATCTGAGGTTCTAGGGATCTCAGTATAGGAATCTCTTTTAGTATTTGCTGAAGTTAGTAATATTTTATGATCTGATAAAAAGTATATTGAATTAAAATCATCATTTATATTTTCATAAATAGGTGAATTACCTTCTGTAGTTTTTATCTGCCCATTACTTACTACTACGTATGGATTTGGGGATACTCCTTCTACTTGCGGATTAGTACCGTATCCACTAAATCTAATACTTTGACCTAACCTTCCTTCAATTAACGTATCTCCAGGATTAGCTTGCAGGGGATTTATCGTTGATACTTCTTCTTGCCCTCCTAGTAAACTTCCCTCCCATTCAGGTTGCTTAGTATCAGGTGCAGCACCATGATGTGGATGATTCCATATGTTAACTACTTTTCCCCAGTACTTAACTGTAGCAGAGGGGTTTGCTATGCTATTTGCTCCTGGTCCTGTAATTATCTCAACTACTTCCCCTGGTAGTGGTAGTCTTCTAGATGATGAATCTCCTTGGTATGCAAAACGAAGTGCATCAGGGATACTTTCATCTGTAGCTATTTTAGGTAGTCTATAATATACTCCGTTTAACATAGAACTATCTTTACAGTCTGGATCATCTAAAGATGTAAGTATTTTGACTACTTTACCGTAAATACTTGCTGATTTCTTTGATTTTGTAGATGAACCTTGCTTGCCTGTACTATACTGTATATGCGAGGTATATGCCATTATTCTTTTTCATCATTTAACTTCTTACCTAACTCTTCACTCTGCTCCATTAGTTTTGCGAGTTCTTCAGGGTTAAAGAAATCAGCTTCTGTAGATTTTCCTCCTCCTTCTATTCTTTGAACTATAGCAAGCATTTTTATCAAATGCTCATCATTCTTAACTCCTACTTCTAGGTATTCTTTTATCATTGGAACTACTAATGTTGCATCTCCTACATTTTCTACAAGAGGTTTTAGTTCGCCAATAAGAGCGTTAATCTGTAATTCTTTTCTTTTAGAGTTATCATATACCTCCTTCAGTACATCAGATACTGTCTTTTTACCGAATATTACTGTTTCTAATCCCATACTCTATTTATTTAATAAATATTAGGTAAGATTATATTCTACTACAACACCGCTATCTATATAGTTTTTTTGCATAAGTATAAACTCATCTCGTAATTTATTTATAACTCTGGTAAGTGTTGGAGTCTCACATTCAGTCATTTCCCTGATGTATATATATAGTGCTTTCTTTTTAAAGATCTCTACATCATGCCTAGTTCTAAATAGGGTTAATACTGCATCTGCTACTTCTTTATCCTGTTCTTTAGTAAATAATTCCTCAAAATTATCATAACAATTTTCTACAAAAGTATCTACCATTTTAGCGATAGGTATTTTTCTTGTATTGATATCCTCTATGTTACTTTCATATGAATCATGAATTTCGTCAAAGGAACCTACCTGTTTTAACTTCTTATAGTTATTGTTATTATATTGAATTAACCATCTTTTAATAATAGTCTGAAAATAAGAGAATGCTTTTGCTCCATTCTCAGGATTAAATCCTCCTAATTTTTCTTCTACAATAACAACCATTACATCATGTTTAAGGTCTTCCACACTCTCTACATCCATATAGTAGAATTTAAAAGTATGGATGATATTCTCAATCATCTTATAAAATGGGTAGTATAGTTCTTTAGAAAATAACCTGCTTCGGAAAACAGGGTCAGAGGACGCATTATATAATATTATTGCATCCTCTGTCTCTTGTGTAAAGTAGTAATTACTCTTGTTTGCTTCTTTCTCCATATCCTTTAGGGAGACGGTAGGAGTTTATTAGGTCTTGAATTTCTTTCATAAAATCGAAAAACGTTCCAACTTCATCATCGGATCTAAAATGCCCTTTCTCGTCTAGTTTGTTAATGTAAAAATCTGATTCTTGTATTGTTAACGAAACCTTTCTTAGATAGTCAATTTGTTCATCGATAATATCTTCTGCTTTTGTAAGTTTGTTACTTAAATTCCATATTATATAACCACAAACTAGGATTATTAATGATAATATCGCATATATCATACTAAATGTTTTTTAATGCTGCTGCTAAGCCGGTAGAACTTACTGCTGGCTTTCCTGTACTAGTCCTTGTTTTAATAGGAGTTTGAGCAGGTTCAGGTTGTATATTCTTCCATCTATCGTATTCTATTTTCGAAGCTAGGAAATCTGCTTGATGTAGAATATGTACTAAATTAGTTCTTAACTTAGAATCTGGGTTAAATGATAGGTAATATGGTTTATTTACATCATCATATAATCCATCATGTAATTTAATAGCTAAGAATTCTTTTTCTGACATCTCTATCTTGTTTTTCTGAAGAAGAAATAACGATCTATCTTGAATTAACATAAAAGATAGTTCTGAATTATGAGTATAAATTTCTCCTAATTTATCTTTTCTCCATTGATCTGTCTGAGGTAGATAATTAGGTTGATTCTTATAACCTATTTTACCTACATCATGATTAAGAGCTGAAAATACTAATTCTTCATCTGTAAAATCTATAGTAGACCCCATTTCCTCCCATAAGGCTTTAGTCTTTAAAGCACAATGAACCACACGATTAACATGATCTATATACCCTCCAGGAAAAGCATTATGAAAAGAAGGTTTACCCGAAGCAGGTGCCATAATCATTTCCTCTGCTAGAACTATATATAGATCTTTTAATCTATTTTTTCTATCTCCGGTAATGAAAGCATCTACTATTTTGAGGTGTTTATCCCAATTTGCTTGTATTTGTTCTGCCGAAAGATTCATTAGTCTTGGTGCTCTGTATTAAGTAAGGTACGGATATCTCCTATAGCTTCTAATACTACAGATACTTTTTCATAAGCTAGATCTCTATCTCCTTTATGAATATTATACCCGATATTTTTAACTTCTGCTTCTAATCGTTCTAATTTGATTTGAACTACTTCCTTGTTTCTCATTTTGTTTATTTGATTTATTAAGTTTATATTATTAATTATTTTAAATATTAATTTATTATAGAGAGAAGTTATGAACTTTTTTTTTGGGAAACAACTCCTGTGAGGTAGAGGATAAACTACCTTGAAGAATCGCCGCGCATTCCTATATATACCTCGTTTAATTTCATTAAGTTTTATCATATAATCTATTAATATATTAAAAAATAATCGGATTTCCTACCATGAAACTTACCCCTACCTCTCTTACCTTATCAAAAGCAGAAAGAGGATCCATATTGAAAAACTCTCTAGAACTACCCCTATCGGAAGAAACCCTAAAAGAGGCTAAAGCCTTATGCACTTGTGTTTCTATTTTCATAGCACTTCCTTTTTCAACAGGAATAGCAAACCTAGCTACCCATTCATGTACCGTACCTGCGTTGTTTATCCCCATAACTCTCCTAGGAACATCAGTAATAGTCATTCCTACCTTAACCAAATCAGGATACCCAGCATTCACAAGAATATACACATATTCGATATTATCTTTACTTTTACTCTGAATCTTTTTATTTTCTATGCCGTATAAGAATCTCCAGGTAATCCCGTCATCTGTAGTATTTTCAATAACTTCAGTCGTATACCTTGCAGAAAAGAAGTCAAGGACTTTCTCTGGAGATATATGAGGGACTTTGATTAATAATCGTTCAAAGTTATCCTTCCATAACTGACCGTGTTCTTCCTGTAATGGCGGTAGTTGACTCCTACTTACATCAACAAGGGTAATTTTTCCCTTCTCTTGAAGAGAAAGTGCTACTTGGTAATCTATTTTGATGAAATGCATAATTATCTAAAAAATGAAATTAAGAAACTGTAGACAAAAATAGCTACATTGATAGGCCAGAGAAGAATTGCCCAAGCAATCTCAATAGAAGTATACGGTTTATCTTGGTTAACCGTAATAATAGCCCGATTGATTAACCAAGCACTTATTAATCCAATTAATAGGTATCGGGTACCGTAAAATAGTAAACATGATATCATAACTAATTAATTTATAATAGAAAGATAAGAACTAATCTTGTGATTTCCAACTATTCTTAGGAAAAAATACCTTATAAAATTGCATTAAAAGTGCGCAGTTTTCATACATTTCAACTTCTTCAAAAAATTCAATCATCTCGGTTAGTGCATAATTTATAGATTGCTCTCCAAGCAAGTCTTTTAATTCATATAGCGTATCCAACTGTGACAGATCAATTCTCTCAAGGTATCTTATAAGCCTAGTAAAGTACTTTATCTTGATTGAATCCCTTACCGTAGCGAAAGATTCTTGATATCTACTATCATACATCTGCTCCATTATAGAATAATTCTCTACACCCTTTATTGTCATTCCTAAAAGTATATAGGTATTATGTAGTAAATCATATACTTCATTTTCCTGATATTCCTCTGCATGACTACTTTCAAAAATATTGAAAAGCGTAATTTTATCTATCTCCCTCACTAATACTCTTTTCTATAAATATATATTAATCACATATACAAAAAATTGTCAAAATTTTTTTCTTTGATTTTATGAAAAAATACCCAAAAAGTAGAGTAGGAAAATAAAAACCTTTTTACTATATTAGAGTATCAATACAAAGCATCATAAACTGAAAAGCACGGCATTTCAAATGCTCGGTCTTTGACTCAACATATAATAGTTATTTGACATATTGAAATAAAGAGGGTGAGGGGTATAGGTGGTAACTCGTGCTTGAAGTAAAGCAGCTATATAGATCAAACTTAGAAAGAAGAGAATACCTTGCTCTCCTAGTACGTATAGGTAGGGAGAGTTTGGGCGGTAACTTCTATAAAGCTATGTAGTATATATAAATATATACCCCCATACCTCAATTTTTCATCAGAAATATAATACTCTATGAGGCTCGAGAACCCGACGTGCTACCCGTTTGAGGGAACCATACTATCAAACTTCTCTAACCTTGACATCACCTTGACATCACCTTGACCTCACCGAGAAAAAAAAGAGAGCCCGAAGACTCTCTCTTAAATCCTAAAACCTAAATCGAACAGTTGCAACTTGGTTCATCACAATGATGAGATTGTAATTCAGGATCTTCTTCTCTATCTTCTATCCTAAACCCAGCTCCATCATATTCAGGTCCTTGATCTTTAAAAGGAACTAGATCTTCAAACCTATTCTTTACTACTACTTTCTTTCCCATCACAAAGGTAAATCCTTCAAACCCTACCTTACCTACCTTACTTATATTACATTCATAATCATTCATTACTATCCTTTCATCTACAGATGATCTAGATTGTCTACAAATACTTCCTACTTCATTGAAGTAATAAGTTGAATCTCCTTTGTAAGCTTTTCTTTTAATGTAGAAAGGAGTGCCTGAAATAAATTGTTCTCTTGTCATAATGTTTATCTTTTTAATTATTGATACCTAAATATACGAACTATTATTTAAATAAGCAACTTTATTTTACAATCTTATGAACTTTGTTTCACCTGGATTATCTACTGTGGTATAGATAAAAGTATTACCTGAACCATCTTCGAAGTCTATTGTAAGGATTTTACTTCCTATTTTAATCTCTATTAGCTCTTTGGCTAATCTTAAATGTGATTGTCTCATCATACCTTTAATATTTTTAAACTATTAATATTTACAGAGGTTAATTTATTTTCTTTTGTCTTTAGTATAGCTTCATCGTTCTGATCAAACATCTCGATTAAAACTCCTATAACTGTTTCTCCAAAGAACTTTCCTACTCCTTGATAAACCATCCCTATCATCGGAGAGGAGCTCTTAGCGACCTTCCTCTCCTTTCCTTTCCATGTATTATATAATTCAGACATTTATGCTACTTCCTTCTCTAGCTCCTCTTGAACATTCTCTAGAGCTATTTTATAACCAAAATTAATAGCCATTTGCATTAGGATAATATCCATTGAACCTCCATTAGCTTTAGCAAATGATTCTAGATCTTCTCTAGAGTTTGGAGTTGCTACAATACCTCTGTTCATTTTAAATAATTCTCTTTCTAAAAATTCTTTCATAATATTTTGTTTTAATTATTAATACCTAAAGATAAGAAAAAGCCCCCGAAGGGGCAACTTTATTTACAATTCATTTTCTGTTACAGGAGTAAATTCTCCCTCCCTAACTACATCAGTTACTCTAATAAATTCTTCAACTTCAACTTCTTCCTCTCCAAAATCCATAAAGTTATTCTCTAAAGCTTCTCTTAAGTTTTCTAATTGAATAGGAACTCCAACACATTCAATTCTATTATCATAATTTAATTCTAACTCAACTGAATCTACATCAACTAAATCTCTTTCATTATTCTCAGCCCAATTAATAACTTTATCAATTGCTCTTTCAATATCTAAAGTAGAAATCTTTCTTCCTCCCTCTTCAATTGAATTGATAAGATTAATAACATCCTCTTTTGAGAAGATTGAACTAACTGAATTTTGAACTGAACTTAATACTAAATCTTTTTTCATAATGTTTTGTTTTTAATTATTGATTAATTATTTTTGATACCTAAATATATGAACTTTAATTTAATTGAGCAACTTTATTTTTCTATATTTTCATATACATAATCCCTAATACCTTCCCTCTCATATTGAGACATTTCACAACCATCCTCTCTATAAATTCCTTCTATTGCATCTCCTGCTATTTGTACCTCATACAAAACCTCATCGAACATTACATTAAAGATTTTAATAGTCCTTTCTAAGTCAATCCAATTTTCCATAATACTATTTGTTTTAATTATTGATACCTAAATATAAGAATTATAATTGTAACTAGCAACTTTATTTACCTACTTTTTAACTCCTCCCAAACATACTCCACTTCCTCGAAATCCTCTGTAAGCATTAATTGTCTCATCATTTGATTTGACATAGCTACCTTCTCTATAATGTATTGCATTGTTTCTCCATCTACATCTATTGTTTGAAGCTTCTTGATGATCTCTTTTACTACATCTCTCTTACTCTGACTTTCCATTAGAGCAGTCTCGTAGATTACTCGATATGATTTGTAGTAATTATCCTCCCAAGTAATAACTAATGTTCTACCATCCTCTGTAGTAATTGTAGTTTCAGTTGTATCATAGACCTCTATGACATCTGCGAAGTCCAATTCAAATTCTCTTTGTGTGCTATTAGAAGCCATTGTAATGAAGTAGCCTAAGTCTTTCATGTTATATGTTTTAATTATTGATACCTAAATATAAGAAGAAGAAAGGGAACTAGCAACTAATTCCCAATCTTTTTCTAAAAATTAATTGAAAGGAATTAAATTTCTTTCTAGTATAGTTTTAATTAATTTACCATCTTCTTCCTTATAAACTATTTTAGTACCTACTATATTAATAGTACTTTGTAGTTTGTTAGAATTAAGAATTAGAGCAGTTCCTTTTTTTACAAAAGATTTAGAAATTGAAATAGATTTTAACATAGTGTTTGTTGTTTTAATTATTAATACCTAAATATATGAATAAAGATTGTAACTAGCAACTTTTTCACAAACTATTTTAACCCAAAAAAGCCCCAATTAAGGAGCCTTTTCTTCGACCAATAACTAAAACTATTCAGCTAAAACCGGCTGAATAATATTTTTAGCAAATCCTAATACTTGATCAATAATAGAATTTACATTACAATTTTCTTCACTAGAAGAACCTCCATGATGACCAAATTCAAACACTACAGTTCCTTTTTTACCACTTTTACTTAAGTCAACTAATTTAATTGACTTGATGTAAGGACAGTAATTAAATTTCATTTGAATATTACAACCTACACCAAAAGTAATTCCTTCATTCTTCAAATCAAATTCTATCTTCTCTTTCTTAAAAGAAGAGATTTTAATTTCCAATTCTCTAATAGCTTTATTAATTAAATTCATTTGATCTGAAATTCTACTAAATTCTTCTTTGAAAGGAATTACAACATTATTTACAGCATAAAGTATACTGAAATCATTATCTTCTATAACTCCTGCTAATCTTCCTAATAATTGTAATCTTTTTAACTCCCAAGAATCATTTCCTTTTGTTGAGGTTGAATAATAACTCAAATCAACTCCATTAAAAGATTTTTCTAATTCATCATTCCAATTCTCTCTCAAGTAAATATTAAACAATTCTTTCTTGTAAGAGTAATCTGGATGAGCCATTTTAAAGTAAACAGATCCTCTTAATACTTCAATCTCTACTTCTTCAGGAAAATCTGAGAAGAAAGGAAGTAAAGCATCTGATATTGCTTTTTGCTCTCTAACATAAATGTCAGATCTTTTGTTTTCTAATTCTACTTTTTGTACTACGAAGATTGCTTTTTGATCTTCTAAAATTTGAACTCTTGTCATAATGTTATATGTTTTAATTATTGATACCTAAATATACGAACATTAATTTAATTAAGCAACTTTTTTATTGATTATTTTCAAAAATAATTATCTGATTATTTACTACTGCAAATTGTCTTTCATTAGATTCGATCTTCTTATCTAGAGATCTTCTAGCTCTATTGGTAGATTTCTTCTCTGGAGATGTTTTTACTATGCTTTGATTCCTAGTAGAGGAACAACTTGATGCTAGTATTGCTACTAAGATGATGAATAGTATTAATACCCATCCATAATCCTTTTGATCGTTTTTCATAATCTTATTTCTTTTTAAATTGTTTAAACCATTCTTCAATGTATCTTGGATTTTCTGCTCTGAAATTCAATAAGATTTCAATTACTTCTTCCTCACTATAACTTCTTTCTTGTTGCCATTTAGCACCTTCAATGAAAGCATCTTCATTATAAGGTTGCTTAGCCCAATAATTTTCAGAAGCTTCTTCAAGTGTTTCTTTATTTTTCATAATTATAGAATTAAAAGATAAGTTAATAATACAAACCAAGAACCTAGAATAATTACAACTACCTGTAAAGAGACTGGAGTATCTAATCTCAAAGCACATAAACTATTTACTGCCCAAATCAAAAAGAATCTGATATTACTAAAGAATTTTTTCATAACTTTTATTTGTTTTAATTATTGATATCTAAAGATAAGAAAAAGGCCCCGAAGGGCCAACCCTTTTTACAACTTTCTCAATAATTCTCTCTCAGCTGTATTACAAACAGATTTACTTTTTGCCCCAATATGCCAAATAATGTATTCATCCAATTTTAAAGGACGACCCTCCTTCCAATCATAAATTGTAAATACTTCTCCATTCTCAGTTTCCATTTCCCATTTGAAATTTACTTTGTCATCTCCCCAATTTGAATCCATAGTTGGATCCCCAAAAGCATTTGTCAATTGCTCAACTGTTGCTCGAATTGTTACATCATAAAATGAAGTCCCACTTGTGTCTTTTAAAGTCTTTTTTGCCATGATTTTATATGTTTTAATTATTGATACCTAAATATATGAAATTAAATAATACGAAACAACTTTTTTACTTACTTTCTTCAATTGCTTTTAAAAACTCTTCAATTACATCTTCATCTCCAGCCCAATATCCTAATTCAGATAAATTATCATTTTCCATATCATTTAAGATATCTCCTAAAGTTTTATAAGAATCAATTTGAAAAATAATAGCCCCTAAATTCTGATAATGAGCTTGATAATCCTCAAGGTTTAATTCTAAATCTGTTCTCCTATCACTATAAAGTAATTGAGCGTTTTCAATTAAAATTTGTTTTGCAGTAGATAATAAATTTCCCATGTTTTTATATGTTTTAATTATTGATACCTAAATATAAGAATAAAAATTTAAACGAGCAACTATTTTGCTAATTATTTTTCAAAAAGTTTTCTTTAACAGAAGTTGGAACATAATAACGATATAGATTTCTACTATCGGATTTTGTTTTCCATAGTATTCTCTTATACAAACCTTTTTCTAATCCTCTTCTCAACATGTCTGCATATTTCTTATTTGATTCCCAACCACCCCTATAGTAGCTGAAAACTTCAACTTGAATTTCTGTTTCTGTTTTAAATGGATTGTGAATTAAATGATGAACAATTTCTTTTACTGAACGATAAGGTTTTGGTTTACAGTACCACATATTTATATTGTTTTAATTATTAATACCTAAATATAAGAACTTTAATTTAAACTAGCAACTATTTACTGAAAACTTTTTAATAATTTTTTCATCACCTGATACTCTGTCATACAGGGATATAATACTCTCCAGGTATTTCTAATACCCTGTAGATATGCTCTTGTCTGAAGATGTGCTTTAGATTCTACTTTCATGATTTTATATGTTTTAATTATTGATATCTAAAGATAAGAAAAAGAAAGGGAACTAACAACTAATTCCCTAACTTTTTTTAATTTATTTTAAACCTCAAAAATACTATATACATCATCCCCATCCCCATTACTTTCATCAAACCAAGTAAACAAATCTTCATCTACATCTTCATCAAAACCTATTTTATCTTTAATACATTCGATAACTTCCTTTCCATTTCCCATTAACAAATAAGATTCTCTATCCCCGTATCTTTCATATACATTAACATGAACTAGATAATTAGCACCCTCTTGAACTTGTCTTAAATTAACTTCTACTAAATTTTTCATTTTTTATATGTTTTAATTATTAATACCTAAATATAAGGACTTATCTAATACGATCCAACTTTTTTTTAATTTATTTTAACAGCTAATAGTAATAGGAGGCAACTATTTTAACAATTATTTTAGGAAACAAAATAACTCCATCCCAACAACCATATACATCCTTCATACTAGTAATCTCTCCTCTTACATGACCTTCATTACTGGATCCATCCTTTCTGATATAAGGAGATTTAGCATAGTCCCTAACCTGTATATTAAGTGACTCATCATTTAATTTAACATATACATACTCTTTTCCTCCAAATACTATTTCCTCTTGGATAACTCCTAATAATATTTCTGGATTATTTGTAGAGTAATACATAGACTGGAACCATTCTCTACCTCCTCCCATTATTGTAATTACATTATAGGATTGATTATCTAATTTACCTGTCATAGATTTTGAACTGATACTAACTTTTTGACCTGTCATTTTTTGTTGTTTTAATTATTGATACCTAAATATACGATTAATAGTAATAGGAGGCAACTATTTTAACAATTATTTTTCTCTTCACACTCTGTACAAGGCATCCAATCTCCTTCTGCATTTAAGATAACATCACCACTACCATCACATAAGCTACAGTAGGTAAAATAATCTGCTAATAACTCTTTAGCCTCTTCCACTGTACCTGACATTAGTAAGTCAAATCCATTAACACCATGATCTTCCTCCCAACTGTTAACTACTGATTGAGGAACTGATTGTAAGTACTTTAATAAGTCTGTCATAATATATCCTTTTAATTATTGATACCTAAATATAGTAATTTAACTAATAGGAACCAACTATTTTTTAATTTATTTTCCATTATTCACATCCATGGTATAAAGAGAGGGTACATTATTCACATCCATGGGTGAGTTTTTTTTACATTATCCCTAAAATAATTAAGAAAAAAGTTGCTTATAAAGAGTTTAGTTCGTATCTTTAGGTATGTTAGAAGGGAATAAGGGGCCTGGCTTTGGAATAAAGTCGGAAGAGTAGACGGGCCGGTACGCCATGTTCTGTACTATGTAATATATACTACCGTTTTATACCCACTTAAAGCAAAGCTTTAACTTAAACTGTTACTTTAACTTAAAGTGATGCTTTAACTTAAAGTGATGCTTTAACTTAAATCAAAGCTTTAGGTAAGGGGAAAGGGACCCTTTTGAGATCCCTTGTCTTTGTGCTTATCCTTCCTGGTGTAGGACTTTTTCGATTTATGGACTTTACTCTGTGAGGCTGCCCATCTCTCCTGGAGAGTTACTTGAATTGTTTTCATGCTTCTTCTAGATATAAAAAGGTTGTAACTTCACATTTCATTTCTCTGAAGAGTTTAGGTCCTAGTCTTGACCCTAGAGTAAAATAAAATATAGCCTCTAACTTCTCAGCATCTACCATAGGATCTACTGAATATAAATCCTTTATAATATTAGCTAATTTTACTTGACCTCTACCCTCTACCCATGTAATT